TTCACTCCTTCCCATTTCATGTCAATGAGACAGGGAAGAAGTCGCGTCTCAAGGTCAAAGATACTTGAGAGTTCCTGCTTAATAAGTTCGGGCTTGAAGTATTGCCATAGCCTCAGAGTCAGATCGGCGTCCTGCTCAGCGTAAGGCCCCACGTACATAGGCGGGAGTTTCCACATTTCCGCCTTCGCGTCAACGCCCCATTCCTTCGCCGCTTCGTAGAGCAATCCCTCTGATTTTGATTCCTTGAGATAATCCTTTCCCAAATCGTTTAAGGCGTAGCGGAATCTGTTCTCGTCAATTAGGGGAGCGGCAATCATCGTATCGATGATGCGTCCCTTAACCTCCAGTCCCCACCGGCGCAACCACCCCACGTCGTACATGGCGTTGTGAAATATCTTGTCGCACGGGAGTTCCAGAATTTTCTTAAGGGCCATCTTGAAGAACTTCTCATCGAAGTTTCCTCCGCCCTCATGGCGCAAGGGAAAATATCCCTTCCATCCTTCCACGGCTATAGCGACTCCGGCGATGTAACCGTTGCCGGTCGCCCATCCCGGCCCCGTTTTCCTTATCCCCGGATCGCTCGTCTCCAGGTCAATCGCAATTTCCTTTGCCTCCCGAAGTTCGGGAATACGCTCCGGCGGTAGCCATTCGCTTGGTGGTTGAAACAATGGTATCTGTGTCATTAATTCTCCTTCATGCAGGTTCTAAGGCGGCTAAGAAAGTCTCGGCAATGCTTCCGCCATGCATCCCCTTCAACAACAAACTTTTGAAACTTATGGTCATGTGTTGCAATCAATACAACACCCTTTCGGATCTTTGTCTTGCACATACGGTTATGCGCCATGCCGTAGGCGGCCATCTGCGTGAAATAATTTTTAATGGAGTCGTATCTTTCCAGTTGGGGCTTTCTCTTTTGCTTGAAATCAATGATGCATGGCTCATCCTCGTAGACGCCAATCAAGTCCGCAATGCCCCGATAGTAATTGCCAAAATGTAAATGCGCTTCCACTCCCCACACTTCCTGCAGTTTGTCTTTCAGTCCTTGTTTAATGATAAGCTTGGCAAATTTTGTAGCCATGGCTATATTTGGATCATTAGCAAGTAATAAAGCTCCTTTTTTATTTTTTATTTTTCTTTCAAGATAGGTGTGCATACTTTTTCCGACAGCAATGGAATGTTGGACAATGCGGTCCGCTTCTTCGTCTCCAATTTTCCTTCTCCATTTTTCCAAAAAGGACTTATCACTCGTTCGATCAAGAATGCGTGAAGGCGAAAGCAATCGTTCTTCCGGCCAGGTATATTTTTCTGTGTAGACTGGATTATGCTTGAACATCTTTTTCCTTCAATGATTCAATGTGCTCCGCTGTTTTTCTTCCTTTTCTTGTTCCTTCATCCTCATCATCTTTCCATCCAACTGCGTCCTGTATTTCTCCCGCAATGGCGGCGTATCCCGCCATATCAATATAACAGTCTTCCGTTCGTTTATGCTTTAATCGTGCTACTTTTACAAGCAGCATACAAATGGCCGCCTGCTGTGCCGTGATTTTATGTCCTAAAAAAGTACTCCACAGACCAGCAATATTTTGATGGTTAGATGTTTTATCACCATAATCCATATGGCGATCACCACTAATAATTTTAATTGTCTTTTCTAAATACTCTTTACTCTTCATTTTTTATCTGTATATCCTGTAGCCTTGG